CTTTCGTGGTCTTTGTATGGCCCCATTGGTTACGCATACTAAAGGTCCTGTCATTGGCGGATTTCACATTGGTGGCATTAGTACCACCACTGAAGGTTGTTCTGGTTTCATTACATTGAATCAATTGGAAGATGCGGTTGCCAAATTGGCAGACAATCCTGAGGTTTTGCTCTCTGCTAGCTCAGGAACATTGCGTCCAAAAGTCTTCGACGTGCAATGGTTTGAAGGTCCACAGATCCATGAGAAGAGTCCACTGAATTTTCTCCCAGAAGGTCTGAATTGCGAGGTTTACGGTAGCTGTATAGGTAGAAGTAAGTATTTTTCTGAAGTAGTGAAACTCCCCATTTCTGACACCGTCGAGCGCGTGATGAACTTTCCCTTACATGTGGGCAAACCAAAATTCTCCACGAAAGCATGGCGGGAATCTTTAACTTATTCATTAAATACCGCACCCGGTTTTCCTCCACCCGAGTTAGCTTGGGCTGTTGAGGATATGTGCACTCAATTGGACACAGTTTTGTTGGCAAAGGCATTTAAACCCTTAATTAATAGTACTCGTCCTTTGACTCAGATGCAAACGCTCTGCGGTATAGATGGTAAGCGCTTCATTGACAAGATGCCACCAACCACATCAGTTGGCTATCCACTCTCAGGAATGAAAAGCAAATACATTGAGCTTTTACCACCGGAAGACTTCCCAGATTTCAATTGTCCGGCAATTTTGGACAGCAAATTTTGGGATGAAGTCACTTTGGCTGAAAAGCGTTATCTTGACGGTGAGAGAGCATACCCTATTTTTAAGGCGTGCTTAAAGGATGAACCTACTCCACTAACAAAAGATAAGGTGCGGATTTTTCAAGCGGCACCTATGTCGCTACAGCTAATGATGCGGCAGCGTTTTCTTCCGCTTGCGCGAATCATGTCACTATTCCCGTTGGTTTCGGAATGTGCTGTGGGTCTCAATGCCCAAAGTCCTGAGTGGCATGAAATGATGACACATGTGGGAAAATATGGAACTGATCGAGTTCTTGCAGGTGACTATAGTAAATACGATCTGCGCATGCCAGCGCAGGTCTTGTTTGCAGCATTTAAAGTTTTGATGCACATAGCACTGCGTTGCGGATATTCCGAATATGATTTGATTATCATGCACGGTATAGCAACTGATGTCTGCTATCCTTTAATGGCCTATAACGGAGATGTGATTCAGCATTTTGGCTCTAACCCTTCTGGGCAGAACCTCACAGTATATATTAATTGTATATGTAATTCTCTTCTCTTCCGTTGTGGAGCTCGATCTATAATTGGTGAGAAGTGCCCGAAATTTTCCGACATTTGTGCGCTCATCACTTATGGCGATGATGCTACTAGCACGGTGTCCAAGCACTATCCCCAATTCAATCATGTCACGTATGCTGCTTATCTCGCACGACATGACATCAAGTTCACTCTTCCTGACAAGGGTGATACTGAAGCCACTGAATACATGAGTCTTTCAGACAGTGGTTTTCTCAAACGCGAC